CCAGCATGGCACTGAGTGATGAACAGATCGATGCTGCGATATCGCAGCACGTTGACCCCGTAGCCACATATCGAAAGCTGCACCACTTCGCACGCGCAATCGAAGCCGAATTGCGCAAGCAAGACGATGCACTTATCCAGCACTGCTGGATGCATCCAGCACAGACCTAGATCACCCACATTACGAAGATCAGATTGCAGCCATCGTAGCCGCGCGGGCGAGACTGGGAACCAATCCCCAAACTTCTTGAAATTTATTCAAGATCTGTGTTATAATACACATAGAGCAACAAGGAGTAGACGATGGCAAAGCGCAAGACGATCAAAGTAGAACAACTCGTTGAAATTGTGAATGATATGCTGAAAAATAGCCTGGAGGAATCAAAAGAACGCCGCCAAGGCGCCATGAACGTGCTTGAAGCGGTGCTGCATGATACCGGGAACTACAATGGGTTCCGCTATCTACTTGCAGAAGAAATTGTTGACGGTGCTCCTGGCATCAACTATGTCTATGGTCTCCCACACCGAGACCCAGCCAAGCGATTCGCCAACACAGATCGCACCCGCGTCATGTACTTCTAAGTCTTGAATTTGAGGATATATTATGGTAGCCTGGGATGTGTTGTTGAACGGCAAGGTAATTGACCGAGTCTTTGCAACCAAATCTTGCGACGCCGATAGCGTCCGAGCCGGTCTTATCAACCACGATGGCTACGACCCTGGCATCACGGTAAGATATGCTCGCTAGTCTTGAAATTTAATCAAAAAGAAATTATAATTAAGGCATAGTGTAGCAAAACAGGAGTAGATCATGAAAGTAGTTCGTTTCAAGCCTAGCCAAAAAATTCGCGTTGTCTCCGGTAGCACATCCTTTTACACTACTGTGGAACAGATCCGTTCCGGAGTTGGTGGTCTAGGAGACTTCAACGCAGCATGCCAAAAGGCAGTTGATTCTCTGGAATTCACCCGCTCCGGTAAGAGTATCGCCGATCAATGCACCTCCGGTATCTTGGGTACATGGGAAGGCATTGTTATCCAAGTGGATATGGCTTGGTATTAATTCAAGATTCAAGTACAATAGAGACCTAGTTGCACATTTCATTGAAGGAAATATATTATGGCACACGAGTTGGCATTCCGTAACGGTAAAGCATCCATCGCTTTCGTAGGTGAAACCCCATGGCATGGGTTGGGTCAGGAATTGTCGGATGGCGCAACCATCGAGACATGGAAGTCTGAGGCTTGCATGGACTGGGATATCAAAGAATCTCCGGTCTGGTTTCAAGATGAAGGTGGTATGCAGACGTACAACGGTTCAAAAGTACTGTATCGCTCAGACACCAAAGAACAACTCTCCATCGTGGGTGACCAATACAAGATTGTTCAACCGGGCGAAGTCCTCGAGTTCTTCCGAGATCTGGTTGAGATGCAAGGTATGAAGCTCAACACCGCGGGCGCGTTGTTCGGCGGTAAGCGATTCTGGGCTCTGGCAGATACCGGTCGTGCTGCAGAGATTCTCGGTAACGACCGCATCAAAGGCATGCTCTTGCTGACCACGTCTTGCGATGGCACTATGGCGACGACTGCCCAATTCACCACCGTGCGCGTGGTCTGCAATAATACACTGTCTTTGTCTCTGCAGAAAGATGGCACCAAAGCAAACCGCATCACCCACCGATCCGACTTCGATCCCAAGAAGCTCAAGAAGGATATGGGTCTCCTGGATAACGCATGGGGCACGTTCATGCAGAACGTCAAGGACTTGTCTAAGACCAAAATTAGCGACAAGGCAAGCAAAGATTTCATCTATAATTTGATTGCACGCCCAGATACCCCAGTCGGCGAACAGCCCTACACTGTGGCAAAGGACATTGAGGGCATCATGCATCGCGCTAAGTATGGTATGGGCTCCGACCAAGCATACGGCACGGCGTGGGGTCTTGTAAATGGCGTGACCGAATTCGTAGACCACGAATCCAAAGCGCGCATCGCAGACCGAGCTCTTTGGGCTTCTTGGTTCGGCAAGGGAGCAGAACTTAAGACTAAGGCGTACCAAGCAGCTCTGGAATTGATCTAATGAAGTTTTCCGAACTAAACAACAAGCGCAAGGTCGCGGTACAAGAGCTCATGAAGGTGGGCGAGGTCTTAAAGACCGGCACGATCACCCTCAAGGAATTGCGAACCTGGTGGGGATCATATTCAAAGGGTAGCCGCCAGGTTGGATATCCTATGTGGTTGCTGAATGAAAAGGAGTTCCGAGCAGGTCGAGGTTCGTATCTTATTCCCCTGCCAGAAGAAGGCGACGCTCTGGCTTCTGATGTGAAAATCAAGAAACCAAAAACTTTGAAAGAGTTGACTGCGGGCAAGAAGTCTACTACAATGAAAGTAGAAGTCCCGGGTCCCATCTCTGAGGATGATTTTATTAATGAATGTAGGAAGGCAGGTATCGAAGTATGACCACTGAACAAGAAGTGACAGATAAGCAGCGACGATTCGCGGATGATCTGAATGTCGTGATTACCGAAATCCGTGACATGCTCATCACCAAGAACAAGGCATACGGTGATTCGGCTCTCGACCCCGTGCGAATCTTCTCCAAGGCGGACGCACTAGAACAGATTGATGTTCGGATCGATGACAAACTGTCTCGCATTGTCCGCGGTACCGCGGCAGGGGAAGATTCGTTATTCGATCTTGTCGGGTACTTGCTGATCCGTCGCATTGCCCAGCGCCGCATGAATGACAACCAATATGACCCAACATAACACGATTGAACTAGACAAAGACCTCTTCCGAGATCTGGTCTATGAAGAACTGGAAGACTTTGAGGTAGTGGAAGCCGGCAAATGGATTGACTACGGCAAATACCAGCATAACGACGTCATTGTTAAACAATGTTCAACGGGCAAATTCTTCTCGTATAGAATCTCTCGATCGGGCAGCTACCACAGCGATTCCTACTATAACTATGAGTATGAAGGCGTCACGCTAACAGAAGTTGAACCGATCACCAAAACAATCACGGTAACCAAATGGGAACCGGTCAAACAAAAGGAAACCACATGAAACTCTCGCGCGAAACAATTGCCCTTCTCAAGAACTTTGCCACCATCAACGGCAACCTGCTGATCAAACCTGGTTCCACAATCTCGACGATCTCCGCAGCGAAGTCGGTATATGCATCTGCAGATGTCAAGGAAGTATTCGAGACACAGTTCGGCATTTATGACCTGAATGAGTTTCTGGGACAGATCTCTTTGTTGGACGATCCAGAACTGACCTTCAACGAAAAGTTCGTACAGATCAAACAAGGCGGTCGTTCCTTCCGATACTTCGGTGCTTCCGAAGCTGTGCTGACTGCCCCCAGTAAGGCAATCAAGGTCCCGGCAGCAGACATCGAATTCAATCTGTCGGCAGATGATGTCAACATGATTATGAAGACTGCCGGTGTTCTACGCGCTCCTGATGTGACCATCTCCGGCGACGGCACGAACCTGAAAGTGATCGTCGGAGACAAGAAGAACACTACGGGTAATGACTTCGAGACAACGGTGGGTGAAACACAAGACACGTTCCAGGCTCATATCAAGATCGATAACTTTAAGATCATCCCGGGCGACTATGTTGCACAGATCGCGGCTCAGAAGATCCTCAAGCTCTCGGCTGGTTCGCTGCAATATGTACTGAGCCTGGAAGCCGACAGCACGTTCTAACTTTGAACTGATTGCTAGTGTATAATGGGGCGGACAGCCCCCTTTTCATTATGGAGTAAATATGAACGAAAACACAAAAGAATATCTCTGGGCCCAGAAATTCCGACCACGTGTGGTTGATGAATGTATCCTACCACAAGCAACCATGGATATGGTCAAGGGTATGATCTCAAAGGGAGAAATCACTCATATGATCTTCTCTGGTGGTCCTGGTATGGGTAAGACGACTCTTGCCTACGCCATTGCCAATGAGCTTGGGTCGGATGTTCTTTACATCAACGCATCCATGGACCGAGGTATTGACATTCTTCGAACCAAGATTATGTCGTTTGCCAGTACGGTGTCGTTGAGCGATTCGGGTCCGAAGCTGGTTATTTTGGACGAGGCGGATGGATCCTCGCTAGATTTTCAAGCTGGTTTGAAGGGATTTCTTGAGGCTTTCAGTGCGAACTGTCGGTTCATCTTCACTGCGAATATCAAGCACAAGATCATCGAGCCTATCCGCAGCCGATGCACCAATGTAGACTTCTCTTATGACACGAAGGAGAAAGCGAAGATCGCCTCGTCTTTCTTCCGTCGCGTGGTTGAAATCCTCAACCACGAAAACGTCGAGTTTGATCAGAAGGTCGTGGCGAAGCTGGTTGAACGAAACTTCCCAGACTTCCGTAAGACGCTGAACGAGTTGCAGCGACATTCCCAGAATGGTAAGATTGACGTTGATGTGTTGACCGACCACTCCGGAGACAACCTCAAGGAGCTAGTCGGATACCTGAAAAAGACCGACTTCACCGAGATCCGCAAGTGGGTGGCTCGTAATGAGGACCTTGAACCCGCGACTATCTTCCGTGGCATCTACGACATTGCACTCACACAGATGAAGCCACAGACTATTCCGAACCTGGTGCTGGTGATTGCCGACTACGGGTACAAGGCGGCTTTCTGCGCAGATCAGCAAGTCAACACAACGGCTTGCATGGTTGAGATCATGACCGAATGTGAGTGGCTATGAGCGAGAAGCTCAGCCCATTCGACTACATCAACAACATACTCACGTCAAAAGAGACTCTTGATGTAGTCGGCTACAATCCTTTCATGATCAACCGCGGGTTGAGTTACCACAAGGACTGCGTGTTCTATGCCAGCGAGATGAATCGCAACTATCATCTGCCTAACGACATCCAATACGAGTTCCTACACGCGACCATCAAGAAGTACAAACGCCCGTTCAAGAAGTGGGAGAAGGCTTCGAAGGAAGAACTGGAGATTCTAGTCTCCTCCTACTTTCAGGTCAACACCAAGCGTGCGAAAGAAATTCTTACCATACTAAATACAGACGAGATCGAGGCTATTCGCACAGAAATGTATTTAGGTGGAAAGAAATAGAAAATGATGTATGAGCAAACCCCCAGAGCCCTTGACATGTTGTATGACTGGTCTCCGGAAAAGATGGTAGAGATTGATCTGGAAAAGCCCGATGACTTCTTGAAAGTGAAAGAAACCCTTACTCGTATAGGTATCGTGGGCAAGCGGACCAATGAGGACAATAAGCAATTCTTGACCCAGACATGTCACCTCCTCCACAAGAAGGGTAGATACTACGTGGTGCATTTCAAAGAGATGTTCGCGTTGGATGGTCGAGACCATGACCTAACAATCAGCGATGTAGAACGGCGAAACCTCATTGTTTCGCTATTGCAAGATTGGGGCTTGGCTAAGATTTTGTCCACTAACCTGGTCAACATCAAGGCTCCGATGGCTTCGATCAGAGTGATTTCACACAAGGAAAAGAACAACTTCGTGCTGCAGGCTAAATATCAAGTAGGCGCTCGAAAGTAATTGCACGAGAAGGCAGGGGCCTTTAAACTTTACGACCTTTGTACCAACCTTCTGGAATGCAGTCTTCTTTATGGAAAAACTTGTTTTCTTTGCCGTTTGTGTATAGAGTTTTGCCGTAAACTGAGTTCTTTAAACCAAAACATTTTGTATCTTTTGATCTCCCTCTATACCACCCTTCGGGTATGATGGAGTTTAAACTTATGCAATAATTTGATACGCCGTTAGTTATCCAGATGGTGCCCTTAGTGCCACCATTCTCAATCTGTGTGGTTCGACCTTTAGCTTTGAGAGTGGCAGACACCTTTCTCCTCGCATTGTCTGAGTTACATCCACCGTCAAGACCGTTCTCTAGTTTAAGGTTTGCCCAATCACCAGAATCAACTATGTTGTTCTCTACACTAAATAAAAGAGCAACCTTCTGGATTTCTAGCGCATCGGTATAAGCGTCTGAAATCCAAACTGTTTCAATTGAACTCTTGCCGTATTTTCTTATAAAATTTGACCATAAAGTGCCTGACCCCAAATAGGATTTGGCGATATCTAACCTTTTTGTTTTACCAAAATAATAGATGTATTTCCCACAATCCCTTTTTATTCTTTTAATGTATAGAATGGTAGCGGTAAAGTTTTTAACATCGTTTCTGAGATGCTTCTCAATAATAGGATAAATGTCAGTGCTGGTCATAAGATTCTTTCAAGTCGTTTGATTAGAGTGGATGGAAGTTACTGCTCCGCGACCCTATTTTATATATGATCCTGCACCTTAGGACCGATGTCGCTATCGGTTAGGGCGAAAGCCCGGGCGTCACCTCGTGCCGACGGCGAGGATAAGGGGTTTATCTAGACCCCCTCGATGGTTTGCCAAATCCATCGGCGAATGTGTTGGCGGGACGTGTGATGAGGAACGGGTGGTCCGAAAAGCCATCGCCGGAAGCGTAACCGGCACTTTAATGGGTATGCCTATAATAGGGTACTCGAACTTAATCTTGCTTTAATTAAGGAGAAACTTAAATGATTACACTTCCAGAACTTGCTCGTAAGATGGAGCGGACTTTCATTGGTTATGATAACGTGATGTCACTGCTCAACTCGGAGCTAACTCGAGGCACCGCTTTCGCGGGAGCCTCTAATAACTTCCCCCCATACAATATCCGCAAGATTGACGACAACAAGTTCGTCATTGAAATGGCGGTCGCTGGTTTCGGTAAACAAGATATCAACATCGACCTGCTTGGCGATTCGTTGAAGATTACCGGATCTATCAAGCAATCGGAAAGTGCGGATTATCTGTATAATGGCCTTGCTGCACGAGACTTCTCTCGTGCATTTACGCTGAACAATCAAGTGGTCGTCAATAACGCCACACTTCTAAACGGCATCCTTAATGTGTTCTTGGAGCGCATTGTCCCGGAATCTCAGAAACCGCGTCGTATAAGTATTGAAGATGAACCGGCTTCCGTTAGTATGTACGCGGCGAAAACCGCCCCGCAATTGCTGACAGAAAATGACCGCGCAGCAGCAAAAGGAAAGTTGATGTAATATATGGCTAGACGAGCAAAGAAAGTTGGTAAAGTTATTAAGATTACCACGTTCCAATCTGTAAAGCGCGGTAATTGGACGCTTCGGTATTCTTGTACCGATATGGGATCAATAATGTTACTGGCTCGCTCTTTGCTCGCCCCAGAAAACTCGTTTATCAAGTATTTTCATGATGAAGAGGTTGCGGCTAGTTTCGGTGATTTTCTCACCAAAAACGACTTCTACGACCCAGACCCGTATGACCCAGATCTAAATGCTTGATACCAATGACCCGGCTACGTGCCGGGTTTCTTTTGACCTCTTGACCGCCAAGTTCGTATTCTTGACTAAGAACCAATTTCTCACCCATACGGGTTTCTAGGACGCACCTAAGTGCTTGATTTATATGACCTCCAGATGCGTGAGATCCGGCGGTCGTTGGCAATACGCACGTAGGCTCGTAATCTCCTAACTTTGACCCCTACGACGCGTCTGGGCGCCTAAGTGCTTGATTTCATTGATGTTTTTCTTTGCCGTCACTTCTATGAAATTTATTCAATTCCGTGTTATAATTCAAGCATGACGAAGTTAGAAACAAGGGAGTTGATGATGATCAAAGAAGCCAAGGGGTTTGAGGATGAGGTCAAGTTCATCTTCCACTCGTATGACACAAGTGGTCGAGAAGTGAAGATTCCGATATTCGCAGCCACCGAGCAAGAGGCGTGGGACAAGTTTGATCGAATCTACAGCCCGAATAATCCTGTAGATTATGTGTCGATGGGTTAAGTCACAATGTCACATATACTATGTTCGGCGGAGGTGGTTGCGGCAGCGGCACGTTCGGTTATTGCCACTATCGAGGCTCACCGCTCATCAAAAGATGAGACCATGATCTCTCGAAAGATGAGCAAAAAGAGATATTTCTGGTCTAGAAGTACAAGAACCCGAGAAGAAGCGATCAAGGATCTTGATCAGAGCGACATGTTTGGTTGGCGCAGCAATTACGCGTGGGGGGACCTTGACGCAGCGCGCGGGCTACTGCTCCTGTCAAAACACGGCGACCCCGTCGTGGTTGATGTGGATTCTGCGAGAGTTCTCTGGTGCAATGAAATTTAATCGTTCATGTGTTATAATTCAAGCATGACGAAGTTAGAAACAAGGGAGTTGAAAATGGCACGTAAGGTCAAGCGCGAAGAAATCGAAGCAACGCTGAAGTTGTTCTCGGATCGCACATACCGAGAAGGCGGCAGCTACGCCTATTCGAGCGGATACTACGAGTCTATGATTGCCCGTTTGATGCTAGAGCTCCCAGCACAGAAACAACGCGAACTCATTGCGCAGATATCCGAATCAACCCCAGATCCAGTTGTTGACCCGATGGACGATGTAAACTACGTCGGTCACTCCGTCCACTATTGATATCCATCATGATCAAATTTGATTTTGTTGTTTCAGAAGTTGATGCCTCGAACATCTTGAGCATCTTACAAGATGTAGAAGATGCCGCCGGGATCAAAAGCAAGGGATTCCTTAAAGAGAAGATGTCCAACGTAGACCAAGCCAACCACGATTGGTGGAAAGCCCACGCCGAATACCTCAAAGATTTGAAGAACCGCGTCGCTCGTGGCGCCTCAGAAATTTAAGTAATCATGAAAAAGTTTCTCTTGAAGTTCTTCAAGAAACCCGTAAGGAAAATCGCATTCATTGACGGCGATCAACCCATGGGCGAGACTCTCTACGCATATGAGAGATTTATTGCAGACGAAGGGTATGAAACACACTTTGTCCGCCTGCGCCCATCTGGCCACAGCGAACCAAAAGTATTGAGAAAATATGATGGTGTGAAAGATTTCAACAAGATTTACATCCCGCAGGGGCAACATTTCGTTAGCAAAGAAGTGGTGGACAAGTTCATTGGCGCGTACATACAGAAATCTATATCTGATGGGTATGATGAAATTGCGGTGATATCATCGGATTATGATTTTGTGGACATCTTCAAGATGGCCGCGATGATAGATGAGAGTGCCACGAACTTGACGTTCCGTCTCATCGTTCCCTCTCCAAGTGCTCGGCATGCAGGCCTGCCGTTCAAAATTAACAACATAGAAATTGTAAAGGTGAAAAATGCGCAAACTGGCAACAATCCGCAAGATTGATTCCATCCGACCCATCGAGGGTGCAGATGCCATCGAATGTGCCGTCATTGGTGGGTGGGTGGTGGTCGTTAAGCGCGGCGAGTTCAAGCAAGGCGACCCCGCAATCTATATTGAGGTCGATTCTTGGGTTCCCCATACGCTGGCTCCCTTCCTGTCTAAGGGTAAAGAGCCACGCGAGTACGAGGGTGTCAAGGGAGAGAAGCTCCGCACAGTCCGTCTCCGCGGGCAACTCAGCCAGGGTCTCCTGTTGCCCGTTAACGCGATCTCGGGCTATGATAACATCGTGGCGGTCGAAGATACAGACGGCGCTTACATTCCGTTCGCGGTTGGTGATGATGTCACCGAGGTCCTCGGTATCAAGAAGTGGGAACCCGTTATCCCGGCACAACTTGCAGGTCTGGTGAAGGGCAACTTCCCTTCAAGGATCCCGAAAACAGATCAAGAGAGGTGTCAAAATCTTGTTGCCGAGATAGCTGATGTTCGTGATATGGGTCTGGCGTTCGAGGTGACGGAGAAGTTGGAAGGTTCTTCCATGACCGTTTACCTCATTGATGGCGAGTTCGGGGTTTGCAGTCGGAACCTAGATCTCAAGCGCGATGAGGGCAACACTTTCTGGAAGGTCGCGCTTGAGACGGGGCTCGAAGAAAAGCTGCGTTCACTTGGCAAAGACATCGCATTCCAGGGCGAACTGATTGGTCCCGGTATCCAAAAGAACATCTACGGTCTAACCAAGCACGAACTCCACATCTTCGACGTATATGACATCACAGCAGGCGCATACCTTGACCCAATGTCACGTCGTAATCTGGTAGAAGAACTCGGTCTACGTCATGTGCCTCTGATCTCCCCGGCATTCGCATTGGTGACGGTAGAAGAACTGCTCGACGTGGCTGATGGTACTAGCAAGTTGGCAAATACACGCCGAGAGGGCATCGTATTCAAGCAAAATGATGGTGGGATGACATTCAAAGCTATTAGCAATGAATATTTGATTAAGCAAAAGGATTGATAAGAAGAAGATTTGGGTAGATTTGGGCGGCGTGCTTTGCGACTTCGAACGAGCATACAAAGAACTACATGGTATTGCCCCAAAGGAAGCAGGGTTCTCCAAGGAACGATGGCTCAAGTTTATTGAAGCATCTGGATTTGCCAATCTAGAATTTGCTCACGGAGCACAGGAGCTGATCCATTGTTTGGAAGAGATTGAACAAAGCGGAAAGGCACATGTGTTCATTCTCTCTTCCAGTGGCGGTCTCCATAACCATGGTGAAGTGCAACGTCAGAAACTTGAATGGCTGAAGAATGCCGGTATTGATTTCCACCCAATGATCGTCCCAGGCCGTCGCTACAAGAAGGGATTAGCCGATAGTAACTCTATCTTGATTGATGACCACCCCGATAATGTGGACGACTTTATCAAGGCGGGTGGATCCGCGGATCCTACACGAATCAAAGACATGGCTCGTAACCATCAATCTCATTGATGAATGGATGAAAAATGGCGACTAAGCGCTCCGGAAATCCAACTCAATTTGGTCGGATGCCTTTTGATGGTGGTTCCTTTCCGTTCAGCCTAAATTCAAAGCAATCATCATTCACCTTCACATCGGGTGAGTGGTGCGGGCATTATAATAATAGAGGCGTCTGGGCGGACGAAGAACGGCCCATCCAACTACCCACCAAGGGCTTCATTCAATTTAACAACAAAGTAGGATAAACCATGGCACTCTATAAGATCGAAAGCATCTCCCAATTCAAGCACACCTACTTCATCGAGGCTCAGACAAAGGAACATGCGGAAGATGAATTCGTCATGCGAGATTCCGGTGCAGAAGAAGACTACTTCGACGAAGCCAAGCAAGAACACCTGGGCGAGCAGATCTTTGGCACTCAAGAAATCACCAAGGAAGATTTTGAACACTGGATTGCAAAAGAACGAGCCGAGCGAAGTCTCATGTCGTCACATTGGATGGGCGATAAACTGATCCGCAAGGTTAGCTATACTGAGCCAACCGTCGAAGAACCGGAGATTGGGGCAAAGGTGTTTCGGGCACTTGGGTCTGGACTGATCATCGGTCGCCCAGATGTTGATGGTCTGGGCTGGTGGTACGAGGGTAAATAATATGGCAAAGCAATTCTGTTACGATGTGGAGACGTGCTCTACAGAAGACAACGCAATTGTCCTTAGTGCTGCGCTTGTGTGGTTCGACCCCGAAGATCGGGAAATCACATTCGACCAATTGGTTGAGCGTACTCTTTACGTCAAGTTCCAAGCAAAGGAACAAGCCGAAGCTGGGCGTAAAGTATCAAAGGATACCATCGAGTGGTGGAACAAGCAGGGTCCGTTGATCAAAGAGCTCTGTTTCAAACCATCAAAGAAAGATCTGACAGCAGCAGAAGGTATTGGTCAGCTTCGTGCTTATATCAAAGAGCACGGCGACAAAAGCTCGTTCGTATGGGCGCGAGGTAGCCTAGATCAACGAGTGACAGAATCTCTATGTAAGACGTTTGATCTTGAGCCCATCCAGCACTACAATGCGTGGATGGACGTTCGAACTGCGATTCGTCTTTTGAAAGATACGTCAAAGCATAGCGGCTACTGTGACATCCCGAATTTTAATTATGATGCGGTGTTCAAACATTCACCTATTGATGACATCGCGCTAGACGTCCTCATGCTAGTTCAAGGTGTTTGACAGCCGTCTATCTTTAGTGTAGAATACATATACAGGCAAGGGTGGCGTCTATATGGCGCCGCTACCCGCTTCAACCAGAAGGAAAAGATGTCATCTACGTACACCTACGTTTCCCAACGCGGAAACAATATCCTCAGCCGTGGGTATCACGAAAACGGCGAGCGTTTCAACCGCAAAGATAATTTCCAACCAACCATGTTCGTGGACTCGAAGAAGTCCAACTCAAATGAAGAGCCGTGGCACGACATCCACGGCAAGAAGGTCTACCCAGTAAAGCCCGGCGATATCTCCGACTGCAAAGACTTTGTCGAGCGGTACAAGGACGTCTCTGGGTTCAATGTCTTGGGTATGACCAACTGGGTGACTCAGTACATCGGGGAAACGTTCAACCACGAAATCACACCAGACTTTAGCAAGATTCGTATCTTCACCGTAGATATTGAAACTTGTGTGGAGCTAGGGAAATTTCCGAAACCAGAAACCGCCGAAGAAGAGATCCTGCTGATTACGGTGCACGACTCGATCCTAGATCGCTACATCGTTTACTCAAGCCGCCCTGTTCGTATCGAAGAACGACGTTCGGTCCTCCAAGAGAACGGTGTTGATCCTTCGAAGATCAAAGTGTCTCTACATCAAGACGAGCATCACCTACTCAAGAACTTCACCATCGACTGGGCTACCATGTGTCCCGATGCCCTGACTGGTTGGAACATCGAGACCTTCGACGTGCCGTATCTTGTTCGTCGTATTAACTTTGTGCTGGGTGAATCGTTCAGCGCGAAGCTCAGTCCGTGGGGTAAGGTTCGAGAACGGTTCATCCGAAAGAACGATGACCAGATCCTGACCTACGACATTGACGGCGTGAGCATCCTGGACTATATGGCTTTGATGCGTAAGTTCACATATGGCGAACGATCAAGTTGGAAGTTGGGCGACATCGCCCAAGACGAGTTGGGTCAAACCAAGTTGGAGATGGAAGGCACGTTCAAGGAATCCTATACGAAAGACTTTCAAACCTTCGTTGCGTACAACATAATCGACGTGTTCTTGGTTGAGCGACTTGATCGAAAGCTGAAGCTGATCGAGTTGGCATACACCATCGCGTATATGGCTAAGATCAACCCAGATGAGGTGTTCAGTCCTATCCGGACGTGGGATTCGATCATCTACAACCATCTCAAAGGTAAAGGAATTGTAGTACCCGAGCAAAAGATTACCAAGTCCTCTGGTCAGATCGCCGGCGGGTATGTAAAAGAACCGCAAGTAGGGAAACATAAGTGGGTGGTTTCCTTCGACCTACAAAGTCTGTACCCACATTTGATGATGTGGGGGAACATGAGCCCAGACACCATTAACCATGAATTTGTATCTGTGGATATTGACGGTCTTCTAGAGAAGAAGTTTAATTTAAACAATCTACCAGAACGCAACATTTCGCTGGCAGCAAACGGTCATACGTTCAAAAAAGACAAGAGAGGGTTTTTGCCTGAGTTGATGGACCACTTTTACCGTATGCGTTCTTTGGTTAAGAAGGACATGCTTCGAGTAGAGCAAGAGTACGCCACAACCAAAGACGATAATTTGACTGGATTAATCAGCAGCATGAACGCCAAGCAGATGGCAGTCAAGATCCTTTAAGATAGAGGCTTGGTTGGGCAACCAACCAAGAAAATTCCGTGAATTCGGTGGAACTCCAGAACGGACAATACCGAGCCAAGCCCCATAATGGGGAAGGTGTAACGACTAGCCCTTGTGGCGTACACTCAAGTGAGTGGAAGCGCGGAACAACCCACGTGGTTGATGATATAGTCTGATCTGTATAGGAATATACAGCTGACCCCAGAGGTCGGGGCAGTATTAACGACACTGCTCGAACATAAATGATCAATGCTGCTTATGGTGCCTGCGCTTCTCCGTATTTTCGGTTCTTTGACACTCGCATTGCCGAAGGTATCACTATGTCTGGGCAACTGGCGATCCGTTGGGTTTCGCAAGACCTCAACGCCTTTATGAACAAATCTTGCGGCACTACAGGTTCCGATTTTGTTGTTGCTAACGATACAGACAGCTCCTACCTTAATATGGCACCGCTAGTAGACAAGTTCTTCCCGAACAAATCTATAGATGAAACAGTTGCTTGGTTAGATCGATTCTGTGATGGCGTGATGCAAAAGGTAATCAATAAGAGTTACACCAACCTTAAAGATTACATGAATGCGTATGACCAAAAATTGATAATGAAACGAGAAGCTATCAGTTCTGCTGCCGTTTTTGTTGCTAAGAAGCGCTATGCTATGATAGTCCACAACTCCGAGGGCGTGCAGTACACGGAGCCCAAGATCAAGGTAACGGGACTGGAGATGGTTCGCTCATCCACCCCTCCCGCTGTGCGAGAAACGCTCAAGGGTGGCATCAAACAGGTACTGACCGGAACAGAACTATCGGTGCAATCTTATGTTGCAGATTTCAAGGGCAAGCACAAATCGCTTACCTTGAACGAGATCGCATTCCCTCGAGGCGTGAATGGTCTGACCACCTATGCTGGTAGTCCTATCTACGCCAAGGGTTGTCCCATCCACGTTCGCGCCGCTCTGCTCCATAACCACTACATCAAGAAGATGGGTCTGGAAGGAACATACGAATTGATCGGCGAGGGAAACAAGATCAAGTTCGTGTATCTGAAGATGCCCAACCCTTTCAAGGAAAACGTGATTGGGTTCGTGGATAAGCTGCCGAAAGAGTTTGGGCTGGAACCGTACATTGACTATGACCTAATGTTTGATAAGAGCTTCGGTGAGGCAATGAAGACTCTGGTCGAGCCTATCGGTTGGAAGATCGAGCACCAAGCCAGCCTGGAAGATTTCTTCGGATAAGTAAGCATGTGGTATCCCGACCCACGTAGAAATCAAAGTCGGTTCATAAACTAAAGGAAAATTATGAGTAAATTGATTCAACGCCTCCTTAAGGCTGGCAGTGTAGACGCATCCATCCTAACAGATTCGGATATGTTCAAACCACAGGACCTGGTACAGACTTCTTTACCAATCATCAATATCGCTTATTCTGGTAAGGTAGATGGTGGATTTGGTAGTGGTCTAACGGTTCTTGCTGGCGAATCTAAGACCTTCAAGACTGCGCTTGCACTTTATTGTATGCAAGCGTATCTGGACAAACATAAGGATGCGATTGGAATCCTTTACGATTCGGAAGGCGGTTGCAACCCGCAGTATATCAAATCGTTTGGTATTGACCCAAGCCGAGTCATTCACATCCCCGTAGAACACGTGGAACAATTGAAGTTTGACTTTGTTAAGAAGTTGGATGAAATCAATAAGGGAGACAAGGTTTTCTTCTTGGTTGATTCGATCGGGCAGATCGCGAGTAAAAAAGAAGGAACGGATGCACTCGATGAAAAATCGGTAGCTGACATGTCCAGAGCAAAAGCAATCAGATCCCTTCTACGATTGGTCACCGTGCAACTCAATAAGAAGCTACTGCCTTGCTTCATGATTAATCACGTGTACCAAGAAATCGGCATGTTCCCAAAAACTGTTATCCCAGGTGGAACGAGCTTGACATATAGCCCAAATACCATCTTCGTTATTACCAAATCGCAAGATAAGGCTTCGGACGGAGAACTCAATGGATGGCATTTCACACTGAACATCCATAAGTCTCGATATGTTCGAGAGAAGGCAAAGTTCCCCTTCACGGTCAATTATGAACAGGGTATCAAGAAATACTCGGGGCTCTTGGACATGTGCATCGAGCTTGGCGCTGTCGTTTCACCTAGCTCTGGCTGGTATAGTAAAGTAGACCTGTCCACCGGCGAGGTCGAAGACAAGAAGTGGCGTAAGAAAGACATCGAAGATAACGATGATTTCTGGAACCCCGTACTGAATGATTCGACGTTCAAGCAGAAAGTTGAAAATCGTTATATGTTGGCTCAACCAATGGTTGAGGACGTGGACAATGCTGTAGAAGAAATGATGGAAGACTAATGTTCAAAACCGAGGAACTTGAAATCAATGGGGTTCCTCGGTTGGGCATCACGCTCGACCGATACCCCGATGTCTCCTTTGTAGTCGGCGCAGTTCAATTCAACGAAGTTGACGGTCAGCTGCGCATCAGTTATAATTATGATGTGGTAGAGGGCGCTGTGCCCTCCGACAAACAATCTTTTGAACACGCTATAGGTGATTTTGTGGTCTGGTATCTTAAAAACCAGCAGAGCGAAGCCCCTGTGGCTTATTATGGCGGACTAGATGAGAATTGAAGATAAGATTATTTCTGGACTGATTCACGATGAAGAGTTCTGCCGCAAGGTGTTGCCCTTCACCAAGACGGAGTTCTTCGAAGAGCGCAACGACCAGTTCATTGTTCGTGAGGTTACGAACTACTTCAACAAGTACAACAAGCTGATTACTCGAGACATCCTTGAGATTGAGATCTTGAACAGGAAAGATCTCAATCAATCAGACGCTAAAGAGATCCCCGAGTACATTAAAAAGATCTCAACCGAGCCGACCAACAACGAATGGTTGATGACCGAGACCGAGAAGTTCTATCAGAAACGTGCGGTCTATTTGGCTATCCTCGATAGTATCCAGATCATTGACGGAGAAGATAGCGAGAGAAGCGAGGATGCCATTCCGTCTTTGCTGCAAGATGCGCTGGCATTGACATTCGACACCCAGGTAGGGCACGACTACACTGAAGATGCCGATGCTCGTTTCGACTTCTACCATTCCAAGGAAGAAGGCGTTCCTTTTGATATTGAACTCCTGAACAAGATTACTGGCGATGTTGGTCTGCGCAAAAGGACTTTGAGCTCCATCGCCGCGAAAACAGGAGGAGGAAAATCTGTGGCGATGTGTCACATTGCTGCGTCCACCCTGAAGCAAGGCAAGAACGTTCTTTATATCTCTCTCGAAATGTCTGAGCAACGGATCGCAGAACGTATCGATGCCAACCTCATGAACGTTCGGATGCAAGATCTTAAGCACCTTGATCGAGACACGTTCAACACCAAGATCGACAAGCTCAAAGCCAAGTCTATCGGTAAGCTAATCATTAAGGAATACCCGACCGGCTCTGCTCATGCCGGTCATTTCCGCGCTTTGATTGAAGAGCTCAAGGCGAAGAAGAACTTCAAAGCTGATTTGATTGTGATTGACTACCTGGGCATCTGTTCATCGCAGCGAGTAAAGAATTCTTCAGCTAACTCGTACACTGTTCTTGGTTCGGTAGCCGAAGAGTTACGTAGCCTGGCTCAAGAATACGATGTGCCGGTGTTGACGGGTATGCAGATCAATCGAGGCGGCATCGACAGTTCTGATATGGACATGACCGATACTTCGGACTCAATGAAGATTGTTTTTTCTCTCGACCTCTATATCGGTTTAATTCGTACAGAAGAGCTCGATGAACTGGGACAGGTGATGGTTCGAGTGTTAAAAAACAGATATGGTGCGCCTGGTGGTAGGTTTGTCATTGGGGTAGATTTTGCAAAATCTACCCTTTATGACGTTGAGCAGTCGGCGCAAGAAGGTATAGTTGGTGTTCCCGATGATCAACAAATAGTCGGAAGAACTAGAACCAAGCGTATCGACACATCATCATTTAAGTTTTAGATTTCCTAGTAACTCCCGGAAGCCAACCATCTGGTTGGCTTCCCTCTGAGCGTCTGATATTTTCCGTTCCGTTGGTGTACCATTTTGAATTTCTAGTTGGATTTGCCGATACCCAACCATCTGGTTTTTCATTAGATAAACACCGTATCGTTTCTACACCATTGGTATAAACCGAATAGCTTTTCAATTGAGTGGTTGACCAACCAATTGGTTGAGATCCCGGAACAAACCTCTTTACGGAAATCCCATCGGTATAGTATTTCTTACCTCTGTTGGGCCCGCCCGGAAGCCACCCAATTGGTTCTTCTCCAGGAAAGAACTTTTTATTTTCAGTACCGTCAGTGAACCATAACATGCCTACGCAGGTGCCGGATTCCCACCAACCATCTGGTTGATTACCCGCTGCAAGCCTCTTATAAGAAACACCATCGGTAAACCAAGTTTTACCCAAGTTATTCCCTTCTAGAACCCATCCAGGTGGTTGTTCTCCTTCAAGGAATAACCTTGCGCAATTACCGTTGGTGTATCTTCTCTTGCCCAATAAAGCACCTTTGGTGGGCCCTTCTAACCACCATCCCTTGGGCTCTGTGCCAGGTATGAATTTTTTGTTTTCACTACCATTGGTGTAAAACTTGAGACCGGTGTTGGCGGCGCGGTTTGCTTTAGCCTTTACTCTTTTTAATGTTTCGAAAGTGCGAGAATTAACTTTATGTCGTTCCTGGTGACGGTTTTCGGCGTTCGTCATTTTCCATATCGCATTAGCCATTTTCATCCAAAGGGCTGTATTCGAAGCGTCATTGCGGTACATTCTTTCAAGTAGTCGATGTGCAATGAAGTGTTCTCTTGCGCTAAACCGAACCAAATTCGTTTTATCGTTACCTCCACCAAAAGATTTGGGCACAATGTGATGTCTTTCGCCATATTCTTCTTTGTGAAGAGGAAACTCTATTCGTTTCTCAACAAGCAAAATGTATGTTGTAAGATATTTAGAGGGCTTTGCCGACAAACCGGCATATATATCAGGGCTGGTCATATGTTTCCTTTTTGATTGTTGACTAGAGGTAGTGGGTGTTAGCGCACCGCGACTACCACCTATTTATGCGTTCCTGTGTTTAGCTCTTTCAAGTTCTAAATAGAACTACCAAGCCCCATAAATAGTTGATATAATTTATGGGGCTTTCCTATGACTAAAAGAACATCATCAGTTAGGAGTATTTCCTAATGGCGGCTCAACAAGGGTTCGTGTACGAGGAAAACTCCACCAAGTTCCTCAAAAAACTAGATCTATCAGATGGCATCACTGCTGGCGCTAGCCACACCCGCCCAGATCTAATGCTTACGGTAAGAGGCAAAGAAGCCGGCTGCGAACTGAAGATCAGCCCCACGGCGGGTGGGAGCCTGGTGATCAAAGCGTATGCGAACTCTAGTCCCCATTGGAGATTCGGAGAGATCGACCACGACGAGACAGAGAAGCAATTCCTTGCTGAATTGGCGAAGTCTTCTGGGGCATTAAACCAGATCAACCAGAAATGGGAAACTCCCATCTATAACGTCGCAGACCGAACCGCAGAGTGGGAGCGGCAGATGGTCAAGATCCCACTTCGGGAAAGATATCAGTTCGATTTGAAGACATGCCCAGACATCAAGATGGTTCTTCCGTCCGACTCGATGACCAAGTATTACAACCTTAAGAAAACGTATTACCTGAACGTCGGAACTCACGGGTTTTACCTGCTTGGCAACCACGACCCACTGGGCTTGAATGCTCGCATGAAGGAACTCGGGCAGCCGCCAGTTCCCAAGTTCGAAGATGTTTGTAAGATTACGGCGCGAGTTCGCTGCCAGTCAAAGGGTGTGACTAAAGCAGAAGCCGAAGAAAAGTCTAAAGGGAGGATCGGTGGACAGGGCTACCAGTTCACATTTACTATTGAGTTCGCTCTACCCAAGAACTCGTCACCCTATAACATTTCGCCGATAGACGGCAAGACCGTAACGATCCAAGAATCCAAAGCTAACATCAAGTGCCTATTATGATAAGATTCAAACAATACTTGCGAGAAGCGCAAGAAGTAGTTGGTGTAAGCAAGGGACATATGACCCATGTGGAAGATCTTATATTCGATCTAGGTGTTGATGGCACTCGATTGGCTATCAACTTCCTTAGAGACGTTCGCGATATGCTGAGCCAAGGTAGTGGTAATAAGAGTACAGTTGCAAGCGTTAAGTTTGACGGGAGCCCAGCTGTAGTATCTGGCATCAACCCGGAGAACGGGAAGTTCTTTGTCGCCAAGAAAAGTATATTCAACAAGAACCCAAAGCTCTACTACAGTCACGCAGACATCGAAGCAGATACGTCTGGTGATCTGGCACACAAACTCAAGGTAGCATTTGACGAATGCAAGAAGCTGGGTATGACGGGCGTATATCAGGGCGACATCATGTTCACTGCCGATTCTCTGAAGTACGAGATGATTAACGGCACCAAGCATATCACTTTCCACCCCAACACCATCGTTTATGCGGTCGAAGCGGATTCACCGCTTGGAAAGAAGATAGCCAAATCAAACATCGGTATTGTCTGGCATACCACCTACGAGGGCAACACCATTGCTGACCTCAAGCCAACATTTGGTAAAGACATCGCTTCTGGATTCATCAAGACGCGTACCGCATGGATGGAAGACGCAACTTACAAAGACGTCACAGGACAAGCCACTTTCACCGATGCGGAGCGCAAGAACTTTGATGTGCTAATGACAGACATTGGTCGTAAGTTTCAGCGCATGCCATCCGCGGTGGTAAATGCCATCCACAAAGACCCCACTCTGTTGATGTTAGTTAATACATACAACAACAGCAAGATTCGTGCTGGGCAGAAGGTTACAGACGTGGCGGCGCACGTAGATGGTCTTTATCAGTTCATCTTCGATCGCTACGAAAAAGAGATTGTCGGGCTGAAGTCTTCGGCGGCAAAGGAACGCAAAACCGAAGCTCGAAGCAAGGTGTTGAACTTCTTCAGTCTGCACCCAAAGTCCGAACTGATTGCGGTGTTTGAACTGTCGCAGAAGATCGCAGAAGCCAAGGCAGTGGTTATCGCCAAGATGAACCGAGCATCGAACATCGAAACGCTACTCAAGACAAACTCCGGTTTCCAAGTTACGGGCGCTGAGGGCTTTGTTGCAATCTCAGATCGAGGCGCAGTAAAGTTAGTGGATCGCATGGAATTCTCCAAGGCTAACTTCAGTTCAGATTTCAAGAAAGGTTGGAATAAATGATCACGTTCAAGCAGTATTTGGCGGAGGCAGCTTTCGTTTCCAATAGTCCATCCACCGGGGCTTCTGTTGGCGTAAAGTTTGAAGTTAAGAAGAATGTCGAGAAGTCGGTGGGCGAGCACGCAAACGGTCAACCCAAGGAACACCATGACGTTTACCACGAAGGCAAGCACGTTGGTCACGTCAGCTCTTACTCCGGCTACCAAGACAAGAAGTCTGCGGGCTCAAGAATCGTTTCTTCTAGAAAAGATGTTCGGCATTGGGTCGCCACTGTAAATGCAGGGGAACATAACCGCCACGGTACCTGGTATGGGTCTACACCTGAGAATAACCAGTATAGTCAGACGGGGTTCAAGACCAAGAAGGAAGCGTTGCAGCACCTAGCTAACGCACACAAGAGCAACACCAAATGAAAACCAACGTACTATTCCCAGAAAAGCTGGGTGGCACAGATGTCACCCAGTTCATAGGCAGGAACAACGAACTGTTCTACGATGCTGAGACGGGGTTCCTTAGAATCTCAGATGGAGTCACTCCCGGTGGCACTCTTCTGAACATGATAGGCAGGCAGGGCTATGCCGGCGCTTTCTTCGACACCACGACTCAGACTAACCTCGCGGAAGTGAATCGAGTAAAGTTCAACACCGCATATATAAGCGACGGCGTTACCATTACGGATCAATCTAAAATCGGGTTCCTTCATGCTGGCAGATACAACATTCAGTTCAGCTTGCAACTAGAAAAGACCGATTCCGGAACCGATATTTTCGAAGTATTCTTTCTTCGCAATGGTGCCGTTGCTCCATGGACCAACACCAAGATCACTTTAGTTGGTAACTCTGCAAAGGCAGTCGCCGCATGGAACTACCTCATTGAAGAGCCGGCCGGCGTCTACATTGAATTGGCTTGGCTGCCGGAGCCTGTTTGTTGCATGGATTGCCCTCTCTACCTCGCCGTCAAGGCACAGCGGGGACTGGCAATCGGTGGCGGAGGTGTGTTATATTTCGTCTGCAGTCCCCGGGCTATTCCTCTCCCAGTCTCCAAT